AAGGGGAAGCAAAATGAACGACAACTTAGATGGAAATACCGCAGCACTAAATGCTTATGAACTTGAACAAGAGAAAAGGGATAGAGACATGGAAATCAATGAAGACAATATAAGAATGCAGATTGAAGAGCTGGTAGTTGGAAAGATTGAAAATAATAGCGATGTGCTGCATGAAGCTATTAGTGGAGAAGCACTTCTATTCGATAGCACTTACCACCGAGATATATTTACAGAGGCTTTGCTAGAAGCGGTTAAGTGTAGCAGTTCAGATGCAGTTAACGGGTTCGTATCACATTCTGCTGATAGCCAGCTTGGCAGAGTTATCAGGGTGCTAGTTACCGATTACATAGTTGAAGCGGAGGAGGCGAAATGAAAGCCATGAGATATAAGGATTGGGATTGCAACGTGCAGGTTACTAGATACGTCAACGGACAAGCTGCTCTAGTGCTTATAGACAGAGAGGACGGGGAGTTAATAGCTAAAGCCTCTACTTGCTGCAACATAGACCTCAAAGAAGATGAGACAGCTATCAAAGTATGGACAGAGAACGAGGGAATGCTAGAGGCTCTCGTATCTGCTGGAGTGGTAGAAGATACAGGGGCAAGAGTAGAGTGCGGATGGTCAGAAGCACCCATCGTCAAGATATTAAACTTTGATGAACTAATTGATAATAAACTGTAATAATTATAAAATAAGTTTACAAAATTAAAATTTAATAAATAAAAGGGGCAGCAAATGATTATTTTTAATTACCCAAGCAAGAAAGTCTTAAAAGAAAACATTGGTTCTCAATTGAACTTCATAGAAACCAGTTTATTTGGAGAAGAATACAAAGCAAATGGCTATTTAGTCGGAGCTAATCGTCCTCATATCACTGGTCAAGGCAGAGAATTCTTTGCTGAAGTCACTATGAAAGATGGCTTAATTCATAAAGTTACATAAGGGGAAATCACATGAGTACAAGAGCAACTTATCTATTCAGCAACACATCAATGGCAGGCGAAGATGTCTGCATCTATATTCATCACGATGGCTATCCATCAGGAGCAGCACAGTATCTAAGCAACGCCAAGCACCTATCATCTAGGGACAAGCGTCCATTACTAGAGTCATTCATAGCTGCCAATAAAAGAGCAGAGATTACCCGCTGTCATAGTACGCATGGAGATACAGACTATCGTTACTCTATTACCAGCACTGGTTACGGGTTAGCCGATATCATCTGCCATTCAAGACACGTTTCGTTGGGAGATGGCGAGGGATTCACCACATATTGGAAAGAAATATTCTCTGGAAGTCTAAATGAATTCATCATGAGCAATATCGATGCTGCGGAGGCTCTAGCATGAAGCCTCTATTAATCACCTTATTTTTACTAGGCTCAATTCTACTGGTATCAGCCAATGATTCAGAGCTAGAGCGGGATGCAGATCAGAACTATTGCGAGATGGTTAATCTTCACAAGCAATCAAATGGCGATATAGGATGGCCTGACTATAAAAATACCTATGAAAAGGGGTGCAAATAAGATGACAAAATACCAGCTATTCTACAACGAACATGGGTGTTACCCGCTCTGCGATACAAAAGAAGAGGCTGAACGATTTAAGCAAAAATCAGAAGAGAAATGGCCTGAAATGAAGGTGGAAATAAAGCAGATTGAGGAGCAAGACCAATGAAGACAATGAACAGCCTGAATATTCACGACATTAAAGAAGTAGAAATCACTACTGAAGTTCTTGAGGCGGTCGGCAGACCATTTACAGTTACAAAATATAGATTTACAGACGATAAAGGAAATGTTTTTACCGTAAATTCTTTTTTAAAAGGGGAGCAAGACCAATGAGCGCAGAAATAACTAAGATATTGCTTGATAATATGCCAGAGCTAATTAAAGACGAGAAGGTTGAACCAACTGCCTTAATATTAGATATGGTTTGGAAACATCTTAAAACGATTCAACCCGATTTATTGGAGGTAGCTATAGGAGATGATATTGGTACGCTTGACCATTATATGTTTAATCTTGCTGAAAATAACTGGATAACTACAGCAGCGGCCATGCAAATGTTTATTCTAAGAAAGCTCAGAGCAGTGTCCTATGAGACTATCATGGGATATGAATCCTCAATCTTAGACGCTCACCACTGCTTATGATTGCTTCACTAACTTGTCTAGCTATGGCTGTCTACTTTGAGGCTCGGTCTGAGCCCTTAGAAGGGCAGCTTGCGGTAGCTAATACGATTATCAATAGAGTTGAGTCTGACAAGTTCCCTTCAACCTCCTGCGAAGTTACAAAGCAAGCAAGGTATATCGGTGATCATCCCATCAGGAACCAATGTCATTTCAGCTATTGGTGCGATGGCAAACTAGAGACGATTAATGACCAAGAGGCTTATAGCGTGGCCTTATCAATCGCTATGTTGGCCAGTATTAGATTATTTGATGTTACAGATGGGGCAGTATTCTATCATCGTGATGATGTACAACCGTATTGGTCAGCAGGGCTAGATGTTACGCGCAAGATAGGTAGACACATATTCTATTCAAACTAAAGGGTAATAATTATGAGCAAGCCAGAAGGGAAGTGGACACAAGAAAATTTTAAGATATATCATTTTGACAATCCAAAAATTTATGAAATGTTTGAACACTTTGCTTTACAAATAGCGAGTAAAAAATCCTATTTTTCAGCTAAATGTATTTTTCATAGAATTCGCTGGGAGACAGCAATGACGGGTACAGATGATGATTACAAGATAGATGATGGGTGGATTTCACACTATGCTCGGTTGTTTATGGAGAGACATCCAGAACATAAAAGTTTCTTTCAGACTAGAACTAGAAGAAAATCCTATCATAATCAGACACAAGAGTTGCCTGTCGATGATGTCTCTAAATACCTCGATTTTTTTAAAAGCCAATATCACTAGGATAGTATTCTAAAATCAACATTGGTACACTCACCCCTAGCCAGAGGCTAAACCAGATCACTAGGGGTGATTATGTTAGAGATACAATACATTGCTACGGACAATCTAATTCCGTATATCAACAATTCGCGCACTCATTCAGAGGCGCAGATTCATCAAATCACAGCATCTATAGTTGAATTCGGCTTCACTAACCCTGTCTTAATTGATGAAAAGGGCATGATTATAGCTGGTCACGGGCGTACTGAAGCTGCCAAAATTCTAGGTATAGATGAAGTCCCTACTATTACTCTCAAAGGCTTAACAGAAATTCAAAGGCAGGCTTATATTATAGCCGATAACCAACTAGCACTAAATGCTGCATGGAACGAAAATATGTTAAAGCAGGAGATAGAAACCCTGCAAATGCTAGATTTTGATATAAGTTTGATAGGATTTAATGTTGATGAATTGGCCTATATGCTTAACAGTGATGATGACCTTGATATAGATATTACAGAGGAAACATACAAAGAAAATCAAAACTTTTTAATTAAATGCGAAACTATTGAGGAAATGGAGCAACTTCAGGGCTTTTTGCGTTTACAAAAAAACGAAATTTTCTATAAAGACTTTGAAAAACTAATGGTTAAGAGATGAGAATTTTTTGTCAAATACCACATCCTACGGGAAATACCATATCTGCTTATATAAAAAACGCTATATGGATTAATAAAGTCTTAGAAGACAAAGGACATAAAGTTGATATTTTTTACTCTAATACTCAAGAAAGAATCAATCCTAGCGTTAAGTATGACCTTTTAGTATCACATTACGGCTCTGCTTTTTTTAGACCTCATAAAAAATTAAAAGCATTGTTTTTTAACAATAATTCACCTTATATATGGATTGCCAACGAATACGATGTAGTTCCAAACTCTTTTTTTAATAATCAATTAAAGGAAAGACCTTCTTATATTTTAGCCAATTATGATTTTATTAATAAATTTAAATCTGTCAAAAACAAGGTAACAAAAAATTTAAATCTTATACTTTTCAATGAGTTTCAAACTGTTAAGGAAAAAAAGTATGACCATATTTACTTTGGGACTCATAGACCAGATAGGAAAAAATATCATGGTATATATTTAAAAAAGAATATTTATCTTTCTTGTAAGAATAAAAACTCTATTGAATTTAAAAAAGATGGCAGTACTTCACCGTTAATCAAAGAATTGGACATTAGCAGAGGTGATTTAAGTCTTTTTAGATTTAGCTTATATATTGAGGATGTTTCAACTCATACAAGATTTAATAATTTATCAAATAGATTCTACGAAAATATTGGAAGTAATGTAGTAACTCTGTTTGACATAAACTGTTTGTCAAATATAAAAAAGGCAGGCCTTATTGGCTATGAACCTTTTATTGTTTCTTGTAATGAGGATTTAAACAATTATTCTGCTGATAACTATGAAGAATTGATGAGTTTGCAAATGAAGTGGAAAATTGACGCTATAAACCAAACATTAAATCTTGAAAAAGATATAGTTTTATTTTTTGAGAATGCTTGCGAAAGCAATAAGGATAGTCAATGAAAGTGGGCAATCAAGGTGAAGGCGGCGGCAGACCTATAGTTGAGTTTGATAAAGATCAAATTATTATGGTTGGAAAACTTGCATCAGTTTTAACTAAAGCTCAGTTATCTGATTACTTTGGAATATCTGAGACTACCTTTCGAGCTATTGAAGAAAGACAGTCAGAGGTTTCTGACGCTTATAAAAAAGGAAAAAGCAAGGCTATTGCTAGTGTTGCGGGTAATCTGGTCAATCAAGCACAAAATGGTAATACAACTGCGGCAATATTCTATCTAAAGACTCAGGCAGGATGGAAAGAGCAAGATACAACGACCATATCTACAACGACAGATAACGTAATACAGATCATTCGTGCTGTTAAGCCTGACTGAACCCCAAGAAGAGTTTGTATGCTCTGAATCTAAATACCCTGCTCTAGTTGGTGGACTTGGTAGCGGTAAGACTATGGCTGGCATTTATAGATTACTATGCCTGATGATGTCTGACCCAAGCATCAATGGCGCATACTATATGCCTACCTATGACCTTCTCAGATTACGCGCACTGTCAGGAGTTGAAGAAGAATTAGAAAAACTAGGTATAGGCTATAAAACTAACCGCTCTGAATACACTGTAGAGATTCAAGGCTATGGGACAATGATACTTAGATCATACGATAGACCTGAACGAATTGTGGCCTATGAGGTAGCGCACTCGATAGTTGATGAGCTGGATACACTTCCTAAAGATAAGGCTGCATTAGTTTGGAGAAAGATTAGTGAAAGAAACCGACAGAAGTGTACTAACCCTGCTGGGAATACTATCGGCTGTGTGACTACGCCAGACCAAGGATATAGCGGGTTTGTATATCAGAAATGGGTCAAGTCATTACAAGATGGCTATACTGTAATAAAATCCCCTACAGAATCTAATCCTTTCTTGCCAGAAGGTTATATTCAACAGATAAGAGATAACTACGACCCAGTTCTAGCCGATCTATTCTTAAAAGGGGAGTTCGTTAGCCTATCCGTTAACAAGGTCTATCACTTCTTTGCTAGAGAGAAACACCACACAGACCGCATACTTACTGACAATGATAGATATGTATACGTTGGTATTGATTTCAATATTGGCGGCTGCTGTTCGATAGTTAGTGTAATAGACGGCAAGAATCCAATTACAGTTGACGAGTTTATTAGCCACGACACTAGAGACTTTTGTTCAAGACTTTCTAAGTATGAGAGGGCAGGCAGGAAAATAATAGTTTATCCTGACGCTAGTGGGAAGTCTGGTAGCACTAACGCTACTGGTTCAGATATTGATATAATACGCGCTCACGGTTATTCTGTTGACTGTCCTAATGCTAATCCAATGGTCAGAGACCGGATTAATGCAGTTAACGGATTGCTATCGCACGATAGATGGCTAATTAATACGGATACCTGCCCACACTTAACTGATGCGCTAGAATCGCAAGGTTATATGAAGGGCGTACCCGAAAAGTTCAGTGAACATCCTGCAATAGATGACTGGGTCGATGCGGCGGGTTATTTTATCAACCGCAAATGGTCGCTGGGCAGACCTGTCGTGGTTACGAATATAGGTATGTCGCTATGATTAACTTCGAACACCCCAAATATAAATTGAATATCCCAAAATGGCAGCTTGTAGATGACATCTGCGAAGCCAAGAATCTCTCAAAATATCTAGTCAAAATAAACCCGCATGATGCCTCGATGTCTGCTGTTCAGCGCAGGAAGCAATTCTTTCATAGAAGTGTTTTTTATGCGATTGCTGGGTATACAGCACAAGGGTTTCTGGGAAAGGCTTTTAGTGAGCCAGCCAAGTGTATAGTCCCAGATGATTTAGATTACATCAGATACGATATTGATGGAGCAGGAATATCTATCTATCAACAGGCTCAAGAAGTATTCAAGGATGTTGTAAGGGTTGGAAGAGCAGGATTATTAATAGACTTCCCAAGCGTTGATGGCGATGTCTCAAGACAAGAGATGGTTAATAACGAGACTGCCGCAACGGTTACGCGGTTCTCAGCAGAGCAGATAGTGAACTGGCAGGTTAGGAAGATAGGCTCAAAAATCAAGCCTGTACTAATTGTTTTGTCTTCAGTAGAACAAGAATTACATGAAGACGGCTTTGGTTTTAATGAAGTCCCTATATTCATTGAGCTGCGATTAGAGAATGACGGTTATTTCCAGAGAGAATGGCGGCTAAACAAAGACACAGATAAATATTATATTTATAGCGAAGCTGTACCGCTCGATAGTAAAGGTCAAAGACTGACAAGCATTCCTTTCGTATTTGTTGGCTCAGAGGCTAATACTGCGCGAGTTGATTTTGCTCCTATGTACGACCTAGCTAAGATTAACGTGGGACATTACAACAACTCAGCAATCTATGAAGATTCAGTATTCGTTATAGGCCAAGTCCAACCGTGGATGTCAGGCATATCTGGCGATACTCTTGAAGACCTTAGAAACAATGGTCAGTTTATTGGCTCTGGTACATTAATGGGTGTTCCATCTGGCGAGAAGTTTGACTTTGCTCAAGCTAAACCGAATAGCCTTGCAAGAGAGGCAATGATGGACAAAGTTCACATGATGATTGGTCTAGGGGCTATGTTTCTATCTCCAGCGGGTCAAGCCAAGACAGCAACTCAAGTAGATGGCGAGTTAATGGCGCAGCATAGTGTTCTAAGTCTAATATCGTCCAATGTCTCAGAGGCTTATAATCAAGCACTAGGCTATGTACAACTGTTTATGGGCGGGGATGAAGAAGCCACACTTCTTATCAACAGAGAGTTTATTCGTCCTAATGCTACCTCCCAAGATATTACGGCAATGGTTGCCTCGTTCTTACAAGGTGCGCTTCCTTTGAGTGATCTATTGAACTGGCAGCAAAGACATGGCCTAGTCGATAGAGATAAAACACTGGAAGAATACTCTGAAGAGATAGGCGTACAAGACGCAATGGTTGACCTTGACGAAGAAATCTAATGCCTCAAACACCACAAGAGCTTTCAGATATTGCTGTTAGACATCAGGTTTATCTTGAAGGCTTGAAGACGCATGAGGTTAAAAAGAATCAAATATTCTTAAAAGATATTGATAAGATTGTCAGCAAAAAGTTGATGAATAAAGATATTAGCGGATATACAAAGAATAAGCTTAACAAGTTATTGACCTCAGTTAAGCAGGATTTAAAAGTAATCTCTGATGATTTCTCCAAGATGGTTTCTGGGGAATCTGTTGATATTGCAAAAAATTCAAGGGACTTTGAAATTAAAACTTTAAAGACTGTTGCTCCAATCGAATATTCTGTTCCTTCTGAGGCTCAATTAGCCGCTGCTGTTTTTGCAAATCCTCTAACAATGAAAGGTGCGGATACTGGCAAACTGTTAAAACCTTTTTTAAAAGACACAAGTAGAAAAGCTGTTGAGCAGATAGATGGAATAATTAGAGCTGGCTATTATATGGGGCAAACCACGCCAGAGATTGTTAGAACAATTAGAGGAACCAAAGCAGCCTTGTTTAAAGACGGGGCTATGCACAGGATTAATCGCGCACTTAACACAGCAACTAGAACAGCAGTACAACACGCATCAGCTCAAGCTAGAAATCAAGTTTGGAAAGATAATGAAGATATTGTTGAAAGGGTAAAATGGGTTTCAGTGCTAGATGGCAGAACTTCTGCTGTTTGCAGATCACTGGATGGTCAAGTTTTCAATAATAGACCGCCAGAAGGTCCAAGACCGCCTATTCATCTTAACTGTAGAAGCACGACAGTAGCAGTATTGGATAGCCGATTTGATTCTTTAGATGAGGGCAGAACAAGAGTTGCCAGACAATACGATTCAAAAGGAAAACAAATAAAAGGAAAGGGAGCTGTTAAGTCCATTCCAGCTAATGAGACCTATTATGATTGGCTAAAAAGACAACCCAACAAATTTCAGGCTTCAGTAATTGGAGAAAACAGAGCTAAGTTATTAAGAGATGGCGGCTTGTCCTCAGAAAAATTTGCCAAACTTCAATTATCAAAAGACTTTAAAGAGCTGACTTTGAAGGATATGAATAGATTACAACCTTTGGCATTTGAAAAGGCAGATGTAACCGAGTTTATTGATTAAGGTTCCGTAAGTGGGTTAGGTAACCCAAATTAGTGGGTTAGGTAACCCGCTATGGGGTAGACAAACATTAACACGGACATTAGACTGTCGAAGTCGCTAACTGGGTTAGCAAATATCTCGGAGAGATTTATGATAGATTTTAAAGTTGAGAGTGTTGAAGATTTGCCAGAATCCATTCAAGAGCTGTATGAGCAAAAGGATGACGGGTTTGAACTTAAAATCTCAGGACTGCCAGAACAGGATGAATCTAATCTCTCTGGGTTAAAAAAGAAAGTAGAAGAATTATTGACCGAAAGCAAAACCGCCAAGAAAAAGGCTAGGGAAGCTATATCTGCGGCAGAGCAAGCCCAAATGGAATCGGCCAAGAAAGGTAATGATACAGAGGCTTTGCATAAGAGCTGGGAAGAGAAATTTAATTCCCGTGAAAATGAGATGCAAGACCATATAGGAGAGCTAACGAAAACTATCGTCAAGCTAACCAGTGGTCAAGCTGCATCACAAATTGCTTCTGAGATTGCCGTTCAAGGTTCGGCTAATGTTTTATTGCCGCATATTGAAAGAAGGCTCTCTACAGAAAATAGAGATGGGGTTCCTAATATCATTGTATTAGATAATGACGGACAGCCATCAGCTATGACAGTTGCAGAATTAAAGAAAGAGTTTCAAAATAGTGCGAGTTTTGCTCCGCTAATAGTAGGAACAAAAGCCAATGGCGCGGGGCGTACAGGAGGCAAGGATAGTGGCGGTGCTACTTCTCAGCAAATAACCAGAGCAGATTTTGACGGGTTAAGTCAATTTGAACGCTCTAAATACGCCAAAAGCGGCGGCACAATTACTGATGATTAAGGTGAATACAAATGGCTAATGTTCTAACTGATTTAGCGGCAGACATATATACAGCAGCAGACACGGTAGGTCGTGAACTTGTTGGTGTAATTCCTTCGGTAACAATTAACACTAATGCGACAGAAGTAGCAGCTCAAGGCGAAGTAATTCGTGCTGCCTTCACACAAGAGCAAGCGGTAACTACCGTGACCCCTTCAATGACTATCCCAGAAGGTGCTGACCAGACTGTAGATAATAAGACGATGACTCTTAGCTCTACGGCTTCGGTTAAAATACCTTGGACGGGTGAAAACATTAAGTTTGTAAACAATGGCGCGGGTTTTGACACTATTTACGGTGATCAAATCAAGCAAGCCATGAGAGCAATCACTAATCAGATTGAAACAGAAGTTGCTCTTGATATTGCTGATCGCGCTTCACGCGCAGTTGGTACGGCAGGTACGACTCCTTTCGCGTCAGATTTTAATACTGTTGCAGAAGTTCGTCAGATTCTAGTTGATAACGGAATGCCTTCAAATGATCGACAGGCAACTCTTGTCATTAACTCTGCGGCTGGTACTAAGTTGCGAAACCTTGCTCAACTCAATCAGGTTGATTCTTCTGGTAACGATGATATGTTGCGAAGAGGCACTTTGCTTGATCTTCAAGGTCTTATGATGAAGGAAAGCGCAGGTCTTAATAATCACACGGCAGGAACTGGGTCTAGTGCAACTACTGACGATGCTGGTTATGCTGTTGGCGCAACTACGATCACTTTAGCTTCTGCTGGAACTGGAACTATCCTAGCTGGTGACGTTGTTACTTTTGCTGGTGATACTAATCAGTATGTTGTAACAACAGGTGATGGCGATGTATCTGGAGGCGGCACTATCATTCTAGGTGCAAATGGTCTGCAAGTAGCGATAGCTGCTTCAACTACAGCCATTACAGTAGTAGCTTCTTCAGTCAAGAACGTAGCATTTCATCGTGCTGCTGTTGAGATTGGTATCCGAGGCATGGCTCAACCAATGGGTGGCGATGCTGCTGTTGATCGTATGACAGTGCAAGACCCAATGTCTGGCATTATCTACAACATAGCTGCCTATAAAGGCTATAACAAAGCGATGTTTGATATCTCTTGTCTCTATGGCTATAAAGTCTGGAAGCCAGAGTTCACCGCTGTACTGTTAGGCTAAATAGAATGAGGGGTGGCTTCTGCTGCCCCTTTTCTTTTTTGGAGTTCAAATGCCAAAAGATTCAAGACTCACTCGATTAGGCTTGGATAAATTCAATCAAGCTAAACGCACCCCGAAGCATCCAACCAAATCCCATGTCGTTGTTGCCAAAGTAGGCGATAAAATAAAGACTATTCGATTTGGTCAGCAAGGAGTATCCGGTTCACCTCCTAGAGCAAACGAATCAAAGGCTGACGCTGCTAGAAGGGCATCTTTCAAGGCAAGACACGCTGAAAATATAAAGAAAGGCAGGATGTCTGCGGCTTACTGGTCGAATAAGGAGAAGTGGTAATGTATAAAGGCAAAAAGAAGAAGCCCAAGGGAAGGTAAATGACAACTATCGTAATTGAAGATGGAAGTGTTGTTGCTGGAGCTAATAGCTATGTCTCGATGGCAGAGTACATAGCTTATGCTGCCACCCTCAACATTACCGTTACTGACAGTCAGATATTCCAAACTCAGATTATTGAGGCTGGTCAATTTATTGACGGTTTAGAAAACGTCTTAAAAGGCGAGACCACAACCAAGACTCAGCCAATGGCTTATCCCAGAAACAATCTAACGGATATAGCTAACTGGTCTTGGGCTAGTAATGAGATTCCTACGCAAGTAAAAGAAGCGCAGATGTCTTTAGCTATTGATATACAGTCAGGCGAGGACTTGTGGAATGTATCGCAAAGCGGAGCCACAGGAATTAAGAAAGAAGAAGTTGTCGGAGCGGTAGTCGTAGAATACGCCGTTTCAGACGCTGTTAAGTCTGCAAGAAGAAGCAGAAGCGGCAATTTATTGTCTTTGCTAATGAAATTTAATGGTCTAGGTATACCTCTGGCGATGTCGTAATGAGCGCAACCTTTTACACAAGCATGGCGGCAACTGCATCAAGGTTGCTCAAAAAGTTTGGCATGACAATTACTATTAAAAGAACTACAGGCGGTAGTATTAGCCCTGTTACTGGTGCTGTCGTGGCTGGAAGTACCGCAACCTATACTCCGCAGGGTTTGGTTCAGCGTTACAGAGATGAACAAATAGACGGAACAAGAATTCTATCTTCTGACAGATTAGTTATTGTAGATAATACGGTTGAGCCATTAACTACGGACAAAATTACTTTGTCATCTCAGGATTGGTCAATAATAGATGTGAAAGAATCAAAGCCTTCCACTATTGGGATTGTGTATTTTATACAGGCGAGAAGATAAATGGCTACTGTAAACATCTCAGCATGGGCAAAGAAAACTAACACAACCCTAGATGAAGCGGCTAGAGGTATAACCATTAATTTGTTTTCTTCTATTATTGAGAATACCAGAGCCGATACTGGTCGAATGAAAGGTAATTGGCAAGCAAGTATTGGAATCCCAATTACAAGAGAAACAACAAGAACTGATATAAATGGGCGGGAAACTATCAGACAAATGAAAGGTGTAGTTAAATCTGGCGTAGTCAATATAATTACAAACAATGTCCCTTATGCTCCATATTGGGAACAACAAGACGCAATGGTTGCCAAGAATATGGCTAGGATTGAACGGAACATTAAAGCAGAAGTAAGGAAAGCCCAGTGAGCATTAAGATAGATCAGGCTTTTATTCAGAGCTTCATTGATGGTGCTTATGGGCTAGAAACGGCCTATCAAAATCAACCCTATACGCCTACGGCTGGGACTCCTTACGCTGAATTGCTAAATATTCCTAATGACATTACAGCTTTAGATTTAAAATCTACCAATGAAACAGATGGTTTGTTTCGTATAATCTTGAGGTATCCTGTTGATTCAGGTGCTTTTGCAGCAAAGAACCAAGCAGAAACGATCATGGCAGACTACTCCATTGGGAGCAGTGTTTCATATTCAGGTCAATCTGCTAGAATAACCGCAGTAAACCGCCAGCAGGGTGTAGTTGAAGAAAGCTGGTATGTAACCCTAATCACAATATCATATAGAGCATTTATACCGAGGAATTAAGTTATGCCAACTTCAGCGCAGACATTAGTAGAATCCGTAATTGCAATTTCAGCAACACTACCTACAACATTTGATTCAGATGCCACTACTGGCTATCCGTCTTCAACTTATACAACAGTTGGACAGGTCACTGATTGGTCGGCTGGAGGACAAACTTTTAACGTAGTTACCTCTAACCCTATCAACCAGCGGTCTACCGATAAGTACAAAGGCACTTATAACAATGATGCTGACTCTATTACCGTCAACCGTGACGATGATGATGCGGGTCAAGTTATTGTATTGGCTGCCTTACAAGCCGAGGTCGACTATGCTTTCAAGGTAACTTATCAGGATGGTACTGATGATTATTGGACGGGCAAAGTCGTTTCTTTTAATACTGTCGCTGGAGGCGCAGACTCTTTGGTTCAGAGAACCATACAGGTTGAGCGCACTAGGTCAGTAGTAGTTACCACATAAGGTACAGACTATGGATTTAAGTAAGATTGACCTAACAGCAGCGGCAGACAAGGGCATTACAACTGAACTTGCCAATCCCGTAACTGGAGAGCCTTTAGAAGATGAGGGCGGTAAAAGAATTACCATTAAAGTCTTGGGAAGAGACAGTAAAAAATGGCAACAAATAATGCGAAAATTGGAGCAAAGGAATGCAGCCAAATATCGTAATAAGCCAGTGCCAACCTCCGTTACTGAAAATAATGTGAGAGAGGCACTTGCTGAATGCACGATCAGTTGGCAAAACATTGATTATGATGGCGAGAAGTTAGTTTGTAATAAAGAAAACGCCTTAATGATGTACACCCAACGCAGTTGGATTACAGAACAAGTAATCGAAGATGCTGTTGATCGGAGTAAATACGACACAAAGTAGAAAAGCAATTAGAGGAATACGTCCAGTATTGGGCGTGGCTGACTACAGCTAGTAAAGGTTCGACAAAGGCTAGGATTGAATCATTAGTTGATGTCCAAATGCCTGACATCGAACCTTTTCATTACATGATTTCTTTAATTGCAGAAATAGGACTGAACGGTGTTACATGGAGTGAGATATATCACTGGATGGAACTTACCGGAGTGCAGCTTAGATTATGGGAAATCAAACAGATAAAGAAGCTGTCTGCGATGTACCGGAACTATTCACAGCAATACGAAGGTGGCAGTGTTCCCTCGCCATATAGAGATTATGACGCTCCGCAAGGAATTTCATTAAGCACTCGTGATCAAATACGCAATGACAGGCGATAATTCATGGACGTAGCAAACCTAGATGTCAGGGTAAATTCAACTTCAGTTAAGGCAGCATCCGCAAACATTGCAGGCATGGGTGCGGCTTCTAAAAGTGCTATGTCCAAGGTTAAATTACTCAGCGGTGCTTTAGTTGCTATGGGCGCAGGTAGAGTATTATCTAAAGTAATCAGCGATACCAATCAATTCACTAAATCTATTAGTGAGCTTTCTGCTATCACAGGAGCCACTGGTAAGGATTTAGCATTCTACGAAGAACAAGCCGCGCAAATTGGTAAAACAACCACACTGTCAGCTAGTCAAGCTGCAACAGCATTCAAGTTGATAGCGAGTGCAAAACCTGACCTTCTTCAATCAAAAGAAGCATTAGCAGCCGTTACAAAAGAAGCCGTCACATTAGCAGAAGCTGCTGGAGTTGATTTAGCATCCGCAGCCTCAACTGTTGGTGTTTCTTTAAATCAATTTGGAGCAGAGGCTGATCAAGCGTCTCGTTTCGTAAATGTATTGGCTGCTGGCGCAAAGGAGGGTTCTTCATCTATCACTGATACATCAGCGGCAATGAAGAATGCTGGTGTTGCGGCTAAATTGGCTGGCCTAAGTTTTGAAGAGGCGAATGTTGGTGTTCAGTTGTTAGCAAAAGGTGGATTATTTGCTGCTGAAGCAGGAACAGGATTTAGGCAGGTCTTATTAAAACTAGAAAATGAAGCTGAAGATAAATTTAAGCCTTCTATAGTTGGTCTTGCTGGAGCTTTAGAAAATCTAGCGGCAGAAAATATGAGCCTTACTGAGCTTACTGGTTTATTTGGCGCAGAAGCCATGAAATCGGCAGCGGTAATGATATCGGGAGCTGGAGACGCAAGGACTTTAGAAGCAGCTATAACAGGAACAAGTATAGCAAGCGAGATGGCAGCTACAAATTTTGACAACATGGAAGGCGATATGTTGTCTTTAAATTCAGCAAATGAAGGTTTGGCAATTACCTTTGGCAAAATGTTAGAGCCAGCAATTAGAAAAAGTCTTCAAGCTGCTACTGATTTTTCCAGAAAAGTTGATGATTTTGTAAAGTCAGATAAGTTTGATGATTTTATTAAAATACTAACCATATCATTACAAACTTTGTCAGTAATATTATTCACTAAGGTTATTGTCAGTCTTGTCTCAACTAGCACTGCATTTTTAACTACCGCAAGCTCTGCGGGGATACTAAAAGTTGGATTATCTGCTTTAGGTGGTCCTATTGGCGTTACTGTTGCTGCATTATTTGGGCTGTACAAAATATTAGAAAATGTTTTTGGAATAGATTATGAAACCTATATTGTCTATTTTAAAGCGATAGCAATTGTAACTGGCAATGCTCTAAAAGAAATTAAAGTTAAATGGGATGACTTTGCTGACTTGGTTTCTTCAAAAGTACAAAGTTTGTTTAAGTATTTAGCGGATTTATTTGCTCCATTAATAGATTTTTATGCTTCAGCTATAAATACGTTAGTGGGTTTCTATTCAGGTCTTTTTAACTTTATATCAACAAATGCAAAAATTGCGGCAACAAATTTTGTTGATGTTTTTAAAAATGCTTTTATGAATGTTAAGAACTCCATCGCTAACCTTAGTACAAATATTTCAAGTTTTTACGCGACTATGAAAGTAAAAGCCCAATCTCTTTATGATAGCGAAGCAGTAACTGCTGCAAAGATGAAAGTTATTAATGATAAGAAATTAGCTTCAATTAATAGCATTAGTAGTGCATTTGAAGCGCAAAGATTAAAGCAGATTGACGTAAAAGAAGAGACTGGTTTTTTAAGTAATGTTTACACTTCATTCACTACAACTGTAAATAATGTTGGTGGAGCCTTTAAGGATTTTGGTACTGATATTGTTAATACTGCGACAACATTACAAAATGCGTCAGCAAATCAAATCAAATCAGCGTCTGATTCAATAGGGGTATTAAAAACTGAATTTCATAAAACAACTGAAAACGTAAACCTTTTAGGCAAAGCAATTACTGTAAATACCGGACAAGATGGTTCTTTTAGGGTTGTAAACGGAGTCATGGCAGCTCTTGCCACAAATACTGGAGCCGTTGCCTCCGCAGCAGATACTACAGCAACAAATATTGAAGCAGTTGGTTCTTCATCTTCGGCAGCGACTCCTGCCGTTACCGCTCTTACTGTTGAGCAGCAAACATTCGCAACAGCGGTAGTGAACACTCAAACGGCTTTTGCTACATTGATAAAAGACACTATTATTTCTGGAAAGTTGGATTTCAAGAGCTTCTTTTCTTCAGTGAAAGAAGGCTGGAAAACAATGGTCTCAGAGTTTGCCTCTAAGAAAATAATGGATATAATTTTTGGAGAAGGCGGGATAACTGGGTTTCTTGGCTCATTGTCTGGCGGTATGAATGGAATAATAGCCACAATAACAAACGGAGCCAAATCAATGTTTGCCTCTATAACTGGCAGCGCGGTTTCTGGTGCTACTGGTAGCACTGCTGCTAGTGTGGCTACTAATGCTGCTGGTGGAGCTACTGGTGGAGCTGCTGCTGGCGCGGCTGGTGGTGCTACTTTAGGCGGTGTGGTTGCTGGTGCAGGTCAATTCATAGCTGGAATGACAGGTAGTGCAACTGGTATTGCTGCGGGAACTATGGGTCCACCTACAGCGGCGGCTATGGCAGGCTCTGGTGTAACAGCAGGACTACAAGCTGGTGGAGCTAAACTTCTTGCCCTTGCTACTAACCCTGTGACTATAGCTATTGCTGTTGCGGCGGTTGCTGCGAAGCTATTAGACAAAAGTGGAACTATGTCTGCTAATGCGGGAATGTTAACCCAAAATCTTGCTGGTGTTGATGCTAGTAGAAAATTTGCTATCCCCAAGTTTGCTTCAGGAGCCCAATTTTATGGCTTCAAGCGAAGGGAAGAACAAAGCACAGCTAGTGCCGTTGTAGATTCTTTCGCTACTCTTGATTCGGCATTAACAGAAGCGGCATTAGCAGTAGGCATTACACCTAATTTATTAGCGAAGAATTTTACTGGTAGTGATGAAAGAGGCCGGAATTTTGGAAAAGGAGCCTTTTTGGGTTCTGCTAGTGAAGATGGCAATAATAAAAGCGTAAGCCTTCAAGATCAGTTAGACAGCTATGCTACTCAATGGATAAACATGGTTGGAAGTGCAAATGGCGTAGACCCATCCGTTATCGCTGATGTTATTGGCGGTGGTACAGCGGCTGGAATTCTTAATAGAACCAAGCCTGATGGCTCTTTAGCAAGCGGTATAGAAAGAATTCCTTTTGATGGGTTTAGGGCAGAATTGCATGAAGGCGAAAGAGTACAGAGCGTAGCGGAAGTTAAAAGAGCTGATCTTATGGCTTCTGAGATGAATAGTCTGAGAGGTAATTTAAATGATCTTATGTTGGTAGTTGCAAAAGCAGTAAGCAAAACGGCTAGAATAGAGTCTCGTTGGGACATAAACGGACTGCCACCAACTAGGACTTAATCATGCAAATTATTACCGCTCAAACATTAACCAATAGCACTCTGACATCTTCTTCTGTTCCTGAAAATGATACTACTGAGTGGACTTCTGGCGGCAGCTTTGCGATTAATGCGACCTGCATGGTTACCACTACGGCTAACGGTGCTGCTGTAGCAACTCATCTTATTTACAAGTCTGTTGCAGGGTCAAATAGCGGTAATGACCCAACGGCTTCAACTGGACTAACCTACTGGACTCCTTTAAACAGCACTAATCGCTGGAAGATGTTTAATCAGACGGTTCAGCAGCAGACAGTTAAAACAGGAGGCTTTAATGTTGTCATAACTCCAGCGGCAATAGTTTCTGGTATATCAGTATTAAATGCAGATTGTGAATCAATTACTATACTGATGGTTGACCCGTCTGAGGGAACAGTGTTTAACCAGACATTTTCAATGGTTTCAAATTCAGGAATCACTAGCTGGTATGCCTATTTTTTCACGCCAATAACCAGAGATAGCGACTTGGCTGTTCTTGGATTACCTCCTTACGCTAATGCCGTGATTACTGTTACATTCAATTCTACTGGTGATGCTAAATGTGGAGCTTTGGTCTTTGGGACTACACAAACAATTGGTATATCTCAATATGGCGCGTCTTTTGGTATACAAGACTATTCAACAAAAACCACTGATGCCGCTGGAAATGTTACTATTCAAGCTGGCAGCTTTAGCGATATAGCCGATGTGGATGTTTTAATAGAGACATCTCAGTTTGCAGAAATAAAGAAAATCCTTACAGATGCTCGATCTGTTCCTAGCGTTTGGGTGGTGGAGCCAAATGTTCAAGGATTAATTATTTACGGATATTTTAGGGAATTTAATATTTTAATGACTAATCCCAATGTATCTTTGACCACGTTATCAATTGAGGGTTTAAATTAAATGACCATTCCAACTATTACCGTCTTGCCTACAGCTCCAGCGAGAACTGATGCTCCAGCAGTCTTCAATACTAGGGCTGATGCTTTTCTAGGTGCGTTATACAGCCCTTTTTCTACGCAGATGAATACTTCAATCGGTGCAATGAATGTTGATATTGCTGGAGTAAATGCGGATGCAGTTGCTGCTGCTGGTTCTGCTAGTGCTGCTGCCGCTTCTGCTGCTGCTGCGGCTGGTGCTGCTGGCGTTACTGAATGGGTTAGTGGAACCACTTACGCTGAAGGCGATGCAACATGGTCTCCGATAACATATCAAACCTATCGTAGAAAAACTAATGGCGCAGGAACTACAGACCCAAGTGCTGACGCTACAAACTGGGAGAAGATATCATCTGTATTGCCCAATCAAGCAGGAAACTCTGGCAGGTTCTTACAGACTGATGGAACTTCAGCGACTTGGGCGGCGGCTGCTGCTGCGGCTGGCGAGATTCAAGCTGTGGCATCAGAAGCTATTACTGCTGGTCAAAGTCTTATTTTAAAAGCAAACGGCCAAGCTGCTCGTGTATCAGGAACTCAGCTTGCTGGTTATGAAACTTCATACGTTAATGCTGCTGGACCATCAGCGGTTATTAGAACCGCATTTGATGAGGCGAACAAGAAAATAATAATTGCACAATCCAGCAATATTGCTCCAGTAGGTCTTAATGTGCGGGTCGGTGTGGTTACTTCGGGAGGCATTGTTTTTGGCACTGCTGCGGTGACTTATGCAGCTCATAGCTGGGCGTTCGATGTTGGTTATGATGAGTCAGCAGAAAGAGTGATTGTCGCATACAAAGGTGCTTCTAATTACGGTTATGTAGTCATTGGTCAAATAATAGGGTCAAATATTTCTTTTGGAACTCCGGTTCAATTTACTACCACGCAGCCATATACCATTTCTCTCAGCAAGGATACGGCAAACAATAAGTGGACTATGGCATGGTCTAACAACGGAACTGCTCTATACGGCTCGATAATAACAATCAGCAATATAACACCGTCAATTACTACTCCAGCAAATCTTTCTGTTGGTGCTACTCATGTTAGCTCTATGTACGATGCAGTAAATGCTCGAACGGTTATCGCGGCTGCTTACGGAACTGGTGGGGTTAGAGCGGTAGCCTTTACTTCTAATGGAAGCGTATTAACAAAAGTAGGAACAGGGGCTAACCCAGAAATAACGGTATCTATATTTGGAGCTGACCAGAGAAACCAATGTATTGTTTATAACTCACAAGAAGATGTTTATGTTGTCTCATGTGAAGACAGTGCTAGGAAGGCGTATGCTTTTGCATGGAAAATAAATGCGATATCAACTACAACATTAGCGGTTACGGTGGCTGACGCAGGGTCTGGGAATAAATATTATATAGATGGCGTTCTACAAGCGAGTCTCCAATTAACCGAAGGTAATACTTATATATTTGATCAGTCTGCATCAACTAATACAGGTCATCCATTAGTTTTATCTACAACATCTGACGGAACTCATGGCGGCGGTACTGCTTATACAACTGGGGTAACTACTGTAGGAACTGCTGGAAGCGCAGGAGCTTACACGCAGATAGTCGTGGCGACATCTGCACCAACTTTATATTATTACTGCTCTGCTCATTCAGGAATGGGAGGTACTGCTAGCACACCTGTTTTTGCTACTTATTCTGCTGGCACACCTATCAAATTAAACAACAACGCAATAAATGATTCCAATGATTACAGTACCCAAACCGCAGTATATATGACTGCAATTAATACGACTTATATAAGAACAAATACAGTAGGCAGCGGGCAGCAAAAATATAATGAAATAACAGTTTCAGGAACAACTATTTCTGAAAACGGGAAATCAAGAACAATAGACCCGAGATATTTTGGAAACTCTGTACAAGACACTGCTGTTAGTTCAGCGATTTATGCAAGCTCGATAAATGCTATTTGTGTTGTTTCTGCTAATAGCGCGGGAGACCCAGACGGAACTTTCGCAAAAGTAATTTCTGTCGGATATGAAACTACAAATGCCGCCGATTATATCGGCTTGGCTGCTGAAGATATTGCCTCTGGAGCAACTGGTAGGATAAACATAATTAGTGCAACAAATAACAGCGTATCTGGTCTATCAACAAACACTGAATATTGGTTGGCTTATGATGGTTCTTTTTCTAGCACTGAAACAACTTTTTCTAAAATTGGCCTTGCTAGAAGCTCGACAAGTATACTGCTAACTGCAAACTCACTGAATGCTACTTTTCCTGCTTACACTTCAAGAAGAGCTTACGAAGTAAATGGCGGGGTTTCCTCTGGCGATTTGTTATTTGTTGATAGTTCTGGATTACCAGCACCAATAGAAAAAAGATTTACTGTTGCGACTGAAAAAGCAAACCCAATGAATAATTACAGTGGGGCCTCACCAAGTGTCCTCGCAACTTTTACTCAAGGTTATTTTGCTAATCTTCCCACTCCTGATGGTGGCGGGCTAATGGTTATGCTAGGCACAAGCAACTATCCCTATGTAATTCCGTACGTTAACAATGGTGGAACTATAACTTTTGGGTATGCTTATAATATTAATAACGGTTATGGAGTTTCAAATACTCCAGCAATGTATTTTGATGCCGTCTGGGATGACGCTGTGGGGCAGTGGGTTTTTATCATTCAGCATTCTACAAGTTATTACGTCTATATGTTCTACGCGAGGAAAAAAAATAATGACGTTATAATGGAGTCTAGTCACAATGGCGGGAACAGTATAACAAAAGACTACCTTGGAGCTTATGGAGGAAACAATTGGGGCGTTCAGCTAGGCCTTTTCCCACAAACTGGTGACTATGTAGCCATGATGCAAAATGCTAGTGGTGGCAGCTACGCGAATATTCAATTCAGAAGACACGCTCCAACCACAGGCAAATCAACTCTAGTTGGTGCTGCTTTTTCTGGGGGACTTCCGGTTACGCTGGCCTGGGGGTGGGGATGGAATAGCCGAGATAATATTTATTATATGAATAAAAAGTATTCTGCTCAATATTATTTTGATGGGTATATTTATAATGCGGCAAGTGATGTATATCAAACTTCTGGCACTGGCGCGTTTGCGAACTTTTATATAGCTGGAACCTCGTTTCCTAGTCATTCCAATTCGACTTATGCGGTAGGTATTCCTTCAGTTTATGACCCTGCTTCGCAGAAGATGCTGTTTATGCATATAGGTGCTAGTGGCTACTATATGAATATTACTGCTCTGACTATTTCAGCCACGACTCCATACTTAGCTGTGGTTGCAGGCTCAACATGGACAGACTCTTATAATACTTATAATACATATTCAAAACCAAGATGGCAGGTAGCTGGTGAATCAGGAATTTGTATTATAGGCACTGGCGGGAGGGTGCGCTCATATATGTTTGATGGGACAGTTATATATAGAGTCGGTTCGCAAAATGCTTCGACATACAATTCAAATGGGGTTTACTATCAGCCTCAAACTGACACTATATATCAGAGCTGGAGAACCGCTACTACCACTGGTTATTATAGTTATGCATTCAGCAGTTTTAGTTCTAACTCTACGTCATTTTTTGGTATTGCTAACTCAAACACAGCTCTTGGATTAAATGCTGAAGTTGATTTGATAGGGGGAATAAACACTTCTCAATCAGGGCTTCTTGGAGGTAGTACCTATTATGCTGGAGCAGATGGGGTTTTAACAACCAGCTCTAATACCAGCCGAGTTGGGTTGGCTATCAATGCTACTAATATGTACATCAAAGGATAAGTATGAATATTTTAGTTAACAATGAAGATAATTGGGTGATTGCTAGTTTTGATGAAGATGTATCCCTTGAATATACGCCTACTCTATGCGCTCACGCTCCAATTAATGCTTTTTATAGTGGGTATGATAATGATAATTCAAAAATTGTTGAAGAGGTAACTCTGCCAGACGATTATGTTGATCTTAAATATTGCTATGATTCAGAGTCTGAGACTTGGTCTGAAAATGAGACTTATGCTTCTTGGGAAGAAACTCCAGAAGTTGGAGAACATGACCCTAATCCGGTAGATGCAGAAGAGTTACTTAATAGGTAGATAATAGTTATGACTAAAGACGAGATGGCAAAACTGGTGGAGCAGTCCGCAGAACTTGGAGCCAGAAAAGCCTTGAGAGATATTGGTCTTAGCGATGATGATGCTCTGTCCGATGTGTCTGAGCTTCGGGGACTGCTTGAGTCTTGGCGTTCTGCAAAGCGAACAGTTGGGAAAACAGTCTTACAAGCACTAACTACTTTATTATTGTCCGCTTTTATTGCTGGCTCTTATCTTAATTTCTTCAATAAGCAATGATAAATGATAGGCGAAATAGCTCTACTCATAAAAGGACTCGATACAGCCTGCAAACTGGTTAGAACAGGTCTTGACCGCAAGAAAGACATCGAGGCAATGGGTAGTGAGATTTCTTCGTTCTTTGCTTCTAAGGAAGAGATTGAAGCCAAGATTGAAGAAGTAAAAAGAAACCAAGGCGGCTATGCAGGCTCTGCCCTAGAAGAAGCCATCCAGATAGAGCAGCAAGCTCAAAAGATAAATGACATGATGTCCCGAATTGGGAAAGAGTACAGTCGGCAAGGCAAGTCACACAAATGGGCTAAAGTAAAAAAAGACGCAGCAAATATTCAAAAGAATCGAGATTTCAATTTGGCTCAAGCTAATAGAAGAAAAATACTTAAAGATAAAAGAGATGAAGATTTTTATCTCATTGTAAAACTGGTTGTTGGTCTAGTTATATTAATGATTGGAGTTGCAGGATTAGTTTTTACACTCGCTATTAACTGAGGATTTTAAAATGGAAATGATAAAAAACGCATTAGCCAAAGTTGGCAGTCCAGTGTCTCAGATTATTGATGATACAGAGCATCATATTCTAGGCGGTATCATCGTAGCACTGTTACTGGGCGTTGCTCTCTGGATATTTATCTAAATGCTTGCCTCGCTTACTGCTTTGATTGGCCCAGCCATGACAATTCTGGAGAAGGCAATTCCAGACAAAGACCTGCGCGAGAAGCTATCGCATGAGCTGGCAGTGCTTGCAGATAAGCAGATGACCGCTCAGATAGAGGTCAATAAGGTTGAAGCAAGTCATCCTAGCCTCTTTGTATCGGGATGGCGTCCGGCTTGCGGATGGGTCTGTATCTCTGCTCTCGCATACTCAACAATCATTTCTCCAATTCTAGGCATCTGGGTTGTTGTCCCAGAGGTAGACGTTTCATTGCTCACTACAGTCCTAATGGGTATGCTTGGCCTCGGTGCTATGCGCTCATTTGAGAAAACTAAAGGCGTGAGCAGGGAGAAGTAAATGCTGAACTTAATCGAGATGCTAAAAAGGCATGAGGGTGAGGTCGTTACTAATGGCCGTCATCTAATATATAAATGCTCTGCTGGTCATTGGACAATAGGAATAGGCAGGAATGTTGATGTAAACGGCGGGCTAGGTCTTTCAGAAAAAGAGGTAGACTTTTTACTTGAGCAAGACATTGAGCGCGTAATTAAAGAACTGAGTACAGAATACGCGTGGTTCAACCATTTGGATGACGTTCGTAAAGACGCAATGATAGATATCAGCTTTAATCTCGGTGCTACTAAATTGCGTAAATTCCTATTAGCACTAGATGCGATGGCAATAGCAGATTATCAAACTGCTTCAGAGGAATTCCTAGACTCTGACTGGAGTAGAACCGTTAAGGGTCGCTCTGTTGAGCTGGCAGCTATGATAGAAACTGGCGAGTATCAATAACTGAAAAGGAAAAAATTATGTCAGACATAAAATATACAGATGAGATGACAGATGAGATGGCAGAAGAAATTATAAAAGAGATTCCAGAAGTTATAGACGAAGCTCCAAAAAAAGTTAAGACT